TTGAAATTGTCCTTTGTGTAGATGCCACCTGATGACTCCGTAATTACAAAGTTGGTATCATTGTACGCTGGAGCATACTCGTTTGGTTGTTGTGTGATAGATAGTGCCACGATAGAAAATAGCGGTTCAAGGTATGCGTCCCAAATGCACAATACAATGGTTAATTGCACACCAATTTGCACAAATTGCACAATATATTGTTAACCTATGGGTTTAGTTTATGACGGATAGATTCAACTTTAAGGTTTATTTTTTGTGATAATGTCACAAATATCCAACGATAAAGTGCAATATAATACTCAAAAGCATATAGTTTTGTCCCTTTTATGGCAAGTTATATGTTTAAGGGTATAATACCTTTCAGTATAAAACAAGGGGATTGAATGAACCACCTTCAACATCTTCCCGATAGGGAATGCAAACATTTGCCACTAATCCTATATTTTGGCAATTTGTAACAAATACTGCCAATAATTTGTTACAACATCTCGTTCAAACAAGCCACGACATATGCGTTAAATCCCTTTGTCGCTGACTGCTCCAATCGTTTCTGCCTCTCTTTTGTCTTGGCCTTGTAGAAAGCAATCGTGTTCAGGAACTCAATCAACGGCATCTGCAAGATAGTGTCCCATTTTGTCCGATCCCCTTTGACAATCTTGTCAACTAATTCCAACCACGCTAATGGACTTACGCTTCCCGTTTCAATTGGTTCATCTCCTCCTTCAAATAGGTTAGGATAGTTTCCAATAACTTGGGATAAACTGCCGAAAAAAAAACTGCATAGGAATATGCGGTGGTAACTGGAAGGGACAAGAACAATTCACACTTCTCTTGATAGTGTGCCTGTGCATCGGTCACCTTCTTTGTGCGTCCCAACAAATCCACCTCGTAAGTCAGCAACGCCATCACTTTGTGGAGCGACTCAATCATATCACCGTTGAATACTTGCTGGAGTTCAATGAAGTGGTGTCCGCAAATCTCGTTTGTTGTCTTGGCCAACTTCCAACGCCTTCCACGATTTCGGAAAGAGAATCGCACCTTGTCGGTTGGGAGTGTGTTCAAGAACTCCAACTTCTTCAGTTCGTTTGTCAGCTCATCAATCGGCATTGACTCTACCTTGTCCATTGACCAATCTTTGACGATGGCAAGGGTGTTCATTGTTTTCTCAATGTGAGACATATCACGACAAGAGTGAATCTCTTGCAGTTGGTAGATGGTTATGTTATTCCATTTCATAATTATGCAAAGTAAAAAGTTCCCGGTCTATTGTGTGACTTGCAATCAACTGCCAATGCGAGAGCCATCACGCAGTCATCGTGGAGTCCTGATGGTGCGGTGTATCTCACACCAGTTCGTGTGTATTCAAATTCAAAGTTCTCCATCTCCGAGCCGATTGGTTCTTCAGGGAAGAACACCGAGTTTTGTTGAACGGAGAGAACGAGTCCCTCAATTAGTTGTTGCTTGGATTGTGATGTGAACTTAAATCCCTTGACTCTTTGACATACCCTTTGGATTTGCTCAACGATAGGATCACCAACACCGGTGCTATCAATGAACGCTGGAGTGTTTCCAATCAACCGAATGATGCGGTCTTGGGTGATGCCCCAATCCGCTTGGAATCGGTCAACATACGCACATTGATTGTTGGCATCCAATCCAACGATGACGGTATAGTCCGAGTATTTTGCAAGGTCAATTCCCCAAGCGACAACCGTTCCTCGTGATACAGGTCGGTAACATCTGCGGATGTTGTCAATTCCAAAAGGGTTGGTCTTGTCATCCGCTGGTTCTGCAAGATACAACTCGTTGAATACATTTTCAGGAAGGTCACGCTTGGCTTGTTCTACCTCCTCAAGTTTGAGAATACCCTCCTTGACTGCATCGTAAGCGGTTATTTTGAAATAGCGATAGTCATTCTCTCCGCTCCTCGCTCTTTCTCCCAACTTGTAGAACCAGTTCTTTTTGCCTTTGACATTCCCAATCAACTTGCACTTGCCTTGTGTGGCGGTTAGGGTTGAACGCATCGCATACCACGACTCCTCACGCATACGACTCGCCTCATCAATGACCGCAGCAAACACATCGTCTCCATAAAGGTTGTCGGGTTTCTCGCCTGACTTGAACTCAATGCGAGATCCTGTTGGAAGAGTGAGCAACAACTTGGTCTCGTTGCTTTGGAAGAAGTCCCGGTCATTGACTTGTGTCTTCATCCTTCGGAATGCAATCTCCGCTTGTTGGTAAACAGGTGCAACCCACCAAACCGATTGTCCATCCTTGCACTTGAGAGCTTGTTCAAACAACCATATGATGTGCGATGCGGTCTTGCCTGTTTTGGTAGACGCAGCCGTTATCGTGAACCTCTCCTCACAATCAAGGATGGCTTGTTGGTAACTGGTGACATATGGTCGCTTGTAGTTTATTTGCATAATTTATCGTAAACCGCCAACCGAGTAAGGTTGTGCAGTTCCAAATTGTGATAAGTGTTGCAATAGTCAAAGTTACTCCGTCCCATAGATTGTCTCACCGAGTGACCAGCGTGAATCAGTTTTTCAATGGATGCTTTCCAATTGTTTTTGTTGGTGAATATCACACCATCGTTTGATGTGTGGTAAAGGTAGGGGAACACCGCAGAGCAGATGATAGGGATGCTATACGCTGCTGCCTCCACAATCTTCAGTTCACTCTTGCATTGGTTGAAGTGGTTGTCCTGAAGGGGTGCAAGTACAAAGTCAAAGTGCTTGTATACCTCGCCATATTCCCACACGCTTGTGCCTTCTACAATCTTGGCTTTTGGAATCAGTTTGACGATGTTGTTCCAATGCTCACTCGGAGTGTAACCAACGATGTAGAACTCCACATCCATAGCGTTGATGTCATCAGCGATGAGCTTCAAGTCCTCCTCGTGTGTAATTCCTCCCACCCATCCAATCTTCACCGTCTCATTTTTCTCCTTAATTTGCGACCATTGGTTGTGTGTTAAGTCCAAGCAGTTCGGCACGACATACACCTTCTCGTTGATGGTGCGTATCTCTTTTGCCAACATCGGAGTGGTGGTGATGACGGCATCCGCATAGTGGATTGCATCCTTGATGGCGTTCTTGATTCCCTTCCTGTATGCCCAATAAGCCGGGTTGTATTTTGGGAGTACCCAATAGTCATCCACATCTATGACATAGGGTTTCCCAGCATCAGCGATCCGCTTGAGAATATCATAGTGGTATTTTCCGAGCCATCGGGAGAACACAATCACATCGTACAATTTGAAGTCAATGGTCATCCACTCCTCTTGGGATTGGCAGACATCAATTGTCGCTTGTCCGTCCAACTGCAAACGAAGGTGCGGAGTGTAGATGCGGTGATACACCACACCATTCATTCCATCGGTGAGAATCAGGATCTTCATTCGTTTGGCAAAATTGGTATAGGCATCCAGTACACGACCTCAAGCAACCTGTTGGTGTGTTCGTCAATCCACATCTCGTCAATGTAACGAGCAAGAGTGAACTCACCTTGATTGGTGTGAACCAACTTCAGCTCATCGTCAATGGGTGGGTAAACATCCAACCCCCTCCAAGTTTTCTTCATCGTGGTTTGGGAACTGAAAGTGAGTGGGTGGCTTTGCTCTTCTCGTGTGGTGCTTTCATCTTGTTGCAGTTGACACGGACATCACCGTATTGATTGACTACCAGTTCACCACTCTTGATGGCTTCGTTTAATTTGTTGATGTTGATTGATAGGTTGAGTCCGTACTCATTCTCCCATCCGTTACCGATGTAAGTTGTCATTGTCTAAATTCAAAGTTATTGTGAAATTTTTGGATTCTATTGTTTGGTCAATTGTTTCTTTTGGTTTGCCTTGTGAGCGTGTGAGTAACATCTCCAAGTTGAAGAGTGAGTTCTTGTCGTGTCCCTTTAGCAATGCTCCAGCGATGGTGCGTTCCATTATCGTGTACTCATCCCCTCTGTCTATCTTCTCCAACTCCTTGCGTGATAGCGATAGCATTGACAACATCGTATCTTCAACCTGACTTTTGGTGTAGCCAATCTCTTTCATTTGCGTGATGAGTTTCTGCGGTCTGCCTTGCATATGCCGTCTTTCATCCTCACCTTGTTTGAAAGGTTTCAAGTTCTCAATTGCTTTTGGATTGTTTGCCATTTTATCACAGAATTATCGCAGATTCAGTTTCTCTGCGTGTTTTTCCTTTAGGAATTGTTTGAATTGCTTTTGATCCCCAAACTTGGTGTGACAGGCACGGCACAATGCTTGGAGATTTTCAATGTTGTCGGCTTCCTTGCTACCACCCATTCCTCTCGCTTCAATATGATGGATGTCAACCGCAGTTGTTCCACATACCTCGCAAGGGATGAAGTCGCTGATGTCATAGCCGAAGTGATTCAAGTAGGTCAAGGTGTGTTTCTTCATCTCATTTCAAGATTCTCTTCACTTAATATGCGATGGAGTGCATCTCTTGCATCTTGATAAGCGTTGATGGATTCTTCGGATGCGTCATCAGGTGCGTACTTGACCTTTGTCCTCAAGAATTGATCCAGTTGCCACATAGCGTGTCCCCACTTCCATCCGTTTGTCGCATCTTCAAACTCCTCTTGTTCTTCAGGGAGATTGAATTCAATCGTTGCTTTCATTTTTTCTTCTCCGTTTTGGTTTCTGCTCATCATCCGCAAGTTGTGCTTTGGTGAGTGCATCTTGTTGTTGGTTCGCCCATATCAAAAGTGAGTGCAATGCTTCCGTCACACAGGTAGAGCAGTTCGGCAAGTTGCGTCCAAAGATTTCACGATGGACTGCGTTCAGTTTGTTTGCTTCCTCTCCAGTTGGTTGGAACACTTGGGTTTGCTTCCACTTGTCAAAGAGTGGTTGAAGCGAAAGGATAAATTCTATATTGCTCATAATAGTTCAATTTCTTTTTTTACTTGTTCATAGTACATAATCCAAAACTCATTGCTAACGGACTTGGACGATAGGACTTCAAGTATTTTGTCAACGGAAAGTATGGCACATTGAATTCCCTCGTTTCGTTGTTGCAACCCAATTACCGTGAATAGGTCTACCAGTTCTTTCGCTTTTTCTTGTGGACTCATAGTTTGGTTTCAAGTAGTGCGACAATCACCGTTGCGATGGATGCATAAAGTATCCCCACCCATCCGTAAGTGTATAAAAAGAAGGACAACCCCAACCACCACGATAGGCAGAAAGCACAATCAAGTGGTTTCATTCGCTTCCATTTGTGGTATTCGTTTCCGTAGAGATAGCGTTTAAGTAGGTCGGCTGGTTTTCCAAAGTTCACAATAATGATTGCTAAACAAGCAATTCCAATTATTTCTGTGTGCATCGTTCTTTCATTAGTTTCACCACCCTCAACACTTCACGGACGGAGATGTCGGTCTTTCTATGGATCGCCCTTGCAGACATTCCTGAACACCACATCTTGAATAATTCCTTTTCATAGAAGTATGCTGACTCGGTTACTTGATTTATTTTGTTGATTCGTTCAAGTTCAATTGTTTCTTCTTCCTCTCTCTCAAGGAGTAGGTCAGGTTCTTCAGCGAAGTCAAGCTCATAGACATCGTACTGGTCATATATGCGAGAGTTACCGAAGGGATGCCGGTTGCCGTTGATAGCCAAATAAAGGAGACGGATTGACCAAAACTGGATGTATCCGTCCCTGTATATTTTCTCAATTTGCTCATCAGGTTTTTCCAATAATGTCAAAAAGTAAAATTGATACAACTCCCTTGCCAACTCTCTATCTTTGGCGATATTCCTCGTTGCTTGGGTGAGCCAATCAGCTTTGGATAGTTCCAATATGATGTCGGCTTTGTTCAAATTTTCTTTTCAATACTACAAATATAACCATCTTTTTCGTATTTTTTCTTACACCTCAACAACTCCTCCTCCGTCTTGTAGATGGAGATGCTCTGCGTGAGTCCTTTCTTGCAAGTAATCACCCAATAAGGCAAGTGCTTTCGTATAATGTTGACTTGTGATTCGGTCATATTGGATTAGGTCGGTGTAAACATTGACGGAGTTAATGATAGATGAGTGATCCCGATGAAGGATGTTGCCAACCCCAGCGAAGGTCATCTTCAAATGCTTCCTACATAAATAGCAAAATAGATGCCGTGCATAGGAGATGTGTTGTTTGCGATTGTGAGAAACGATTTGGTCAGGGGTGACATCGTAAACTTGACAAGCCACTCGCATTGCATCCGTCCAGTCAGCTTCTATGTCGTTAATGTCGCATCGTGGACGGAGTATTTCGTTCTTTAATCTCTTGACCTCTTGTGCGTGTGATGTGTGTAGTTGCTGAATGGTCAATCTCAATCTGCGAATCTCTTGCTTTAGGTTGTGTGTCTCCTGGTAGTGATTCATAGCTTCTCATTACCATCACCCAACTTGATGAACCCTGAATCCTTTGTTGATCCAGTTGCACGAATGAAATCAATCTCAATCTTTGCGGAATTGATAATTACTTGTCCGACATCTGCCATCGCTTTTGCAGTTTGGATGTCAATGTCACCTTCTTTTAACCGTTCTAAAGTTTCAAAGAGATGATCTCGTAGGTCGTTAATCTTGTTTCTTGCCATAGGAATTTATTTTTCTTGTTAATGATTTTTTGATATGTATAACTTCTTTCAATTCTTCAGGTAGATTTTGAATGTGATTCCTTCTCATATGCTCTACCCGGTCAATGATTTCTAAATTGTCAATATGAATGTTGCTTCTATTTCTGTCCTTAAACACGACAAACATTCCCTTTGGAATCTCTCCGTTGTGTTGCTTCCATAACAGGATGTGAACAAACTCAAATCCTTTCTCAACTTTTTCTACCAGGTAACCATCACGGAATGAACGATGACCAATTGGCTTTGTGTTGTGTGGTGTTTGCCCTTTCTTGAATTGGGTTTCTTTCCCTCCGATTTGCAAACCTTTCATTCCTTTGTTCCACGACTTCATCCCTTTTTTGAATTGGGTGTGTTCGTGACCTTTGTAATTTTCTTTGTAGTAGTTCATCAACCATTCCTGGTCTTTCTTCAAATCAATTCTTTTTGCACGGTTGTAAATTTGTTTAATACTACACCCAAAATGCGTTTCCAAATCTTTTGCCAATGTTGTTGGATACAACTTTACAAGCTCATCGGTCTCGGCTTCAGTCCATCTCTTTCTCATAACTTCTCCTCATACATTGTCCGACTTCCTGTAAAGGTTGTTGGAATGGTGTGACATTCTCCGTGACGATTCTTTGCGATGATGACCTCCGCTTCTTCAACTTCCATCTTCTCGCCTGAATAGTATGCCGGGCGAAAGGGGAACATCACAACATCCGCATCTTGCTCAATACTTCCGCTCTCCCTGATGTCGCTCAACATCGGTCTCTTGTCACTTCTCTCCTCACATTTGCGAGATAATTGGGCAAGAACGATGACGGTGATTTGCAATTCCTTTGCCAATAGTTTTAAGTTGCGAGAAATCTCTGCAATCTCTTGCTCTCGGTTTTGCTTTGTCCCTTTGATTAACTGGATGTAATCAATCACGAGAAGCTCAAGTCCGTGCTTTGCTTTGTGAATCTTTGCTTTGGATTTGATTTGCTGAATCGTGCAGTTCGGATCGTCATCAACAAAGAACTCAACCGTTGAATTGTTTACCTTGTCACAAAGGGTTATGACCTCCACCTCCTTCAGGTTGGCGTTGCGAATCTTCCAATTAGGGATGTCCACAAGGAGTGATAAATATCGCTTTGCAAGTTGCTCGGATGACATCTCTAAACTCACAAACAAACCCTTCCCTTCCAACTTCCCGAACTCATACATCAAGGACAAAGCAAGTGCCGTCTTTCCTTGACCGGGACGAGCAGCCATCACCACCAAATCACCAGCGTTCCAACCTCCCAAGATTCTATCAATTGAAATCCATCCGCTTCGCTTACCTGTTATTCTATCGCCACGCTCAATTGCTTGGGTGATGTTGTCAACGGCTTCACCGCTCAACTTGTGGATGCTTACAGGATCGTTGATTGTTGTGAACTTGGTGTTGTCAATTATGCTTTGAGTTTGTGTGAGCAACTCTTTCAAATCAATTGTCAAGTCAATAGAAGAGATTTGAGCAACAAACTCCTTGTGTAGGTACTTGGCTTCCAACTTGGGAATATAACTGCTCACATTCGCTACATTGCTGACATTCTGCCCGATGAAAATCACCCTCATTCTATCATCATTGTTCATCCCTTTGGTCAAGGACATATAATCAATTGCCTCGTTGCCGTAGTAAGCAACCGACATCCGCTGGATGACCTCTCGGTGAAGGGGTTGTTCAAACCATTGGTGTTTGATTCTTGGAAGCAAAGCTCTTGTCTGCTCATAGAATAAAAGTTGTCCGAGTATGTAATCTTCAAGTTCATTCATAGTCCGACAAATTAAACACTTTTTTGTGAACAACTTGTGGAGTTGCTGAATTATTTTTTTGATTAATCTTCCAAGTCCTGACTGACGCTTTCCAATCTTTCATCTTGTTCTTTCCGACCATCCAGCCGTTTGCTTCGTAATGGTTTAACCAGTTCTCTGCAATGTCGTTCATTCCTTGTTCGCTCATATACTCTTTGAGTTGTTCAATGGTGGGTTTTTGGAATCGTGCTACCTTCTTTTTTTCAATTAAATTTTCATTTTCATTTTCATTTTCCATATGTTGAACATATGATAAAGATGTGTTATTCATATCTTCTTTCTTCTTACGATTGTTTCTCCTTGATTCGGAGTACGCTTTACGCTTATCAACCTCCTCTTCCAACCTGATGTTGTAGAACTTGCCTTGTTCATCTTTTTGGAATTTGGTAAATACATCTTCGTCATATGAACCACATATGTGCAACATATCTTTTTCGGATAAATGACCTTTTTGATGTTGGATACAAAGCAAGGTGATAAACTTGCCTTTCTGCTCCATTGACATCAACAATGTCCCGGTCAAAAAGTCCGAAGAATAAAACAGAAACGCTGGATCTTTGCTCATAGGTAGATAAATCTAATTGTTTTGTATGACATAAAGATTCGCATTGAGTGTCTTGAATATGGTTCGTTTAATAAACGACAAGCTTCACTCAATGAATTGTATTTCGTACCTGTAAGCAAATCAAGAACTGGTTTGGAATGATGTAATTTAGCAGATGCTGCGACTTTTTTTCTTTTGTCCTCAAACAATCCCGTATTCCAAGCATGTTGTATATTTTCTTTAATTGTCACCCATTCCAAATTGTCAATGTGATTGTTTAACTTGTTCCCGTCTTTGTGATTGACTTGTGGTTTGTTGTCAAGATTTGGAATAAAAGCCAATGCAACTAATTTGTGAATTAGTTCACATTTTTGTTTTTTCTTTGAATAACAAATACTAACCGCTGGATAACCGTTGCCAATTAAACCGTGTCGCAAAATCCTTTCCTTGCCAAACTTCAAACTCTTAACTCTCCCGTGATTGGAGATGTGGTACTCACCATTGCATTCCGCAATCGCTTTCCATTCTTCTTCTTGTGTGTTCATTTTTGCTGCGAATAAAAAAAGCCCATCAAAATGACAGTGGTCGCAGCACCTATCATCCCAACGGGCAAAAATCTTGAAAGTTTACGAGAGCTGCGAAATCTCAACTTCTTGTACAAATATAGCGATTTAGTTTGATTGTTTCAACTTAAAATCTTTCTTGATCCGTGAATAAAGATACCGTGCTTTCCACTCGCTGCACCCCATTTCCGCTGCGATATATCTCCAGCAATGGTGATAGTCCTCACGAAGGATGGCGATTGCCCACATCAGGTTGTAGTTACTTTGTTTATTCATTGTTTCCTCCGAATGTTTCGTTGTAGTATTGTTCACCAGTTATTGGTAATGTACTTTCAGGATAATCAATTCCATGAACTGTTCCTTTGTTGTATGCAGTTTCAATTCTTTCTTTCTCCATTTCTTTGGCTTGTTTCCAATCTGCAACGGTTAAATCTCTATTATATGCAATTTCCCATAACCACTCCACTGCCGTTTGTTGTTTATTGTTTGTCATTGCTCACCTCCTCCGAATGTTTCGTTGTAGTATTGTTGTGAAAAATCTTCTGCACTTTGTCGTTTTTCAAGATATTCTAAACCATAAGGCAAATTATTAAGATGAATAAACATATCCATTTGAGCATTTTTAATTTCATCCTTTCGCATTGCTTCGGCTTGTTCAAGTGCTTTGTCAATATCAAATCCTCTCAATCTCAAATTGATGTCTTTTTTGATTTGTTCAACCAACCACTCTACGCTACTCTGTTTATTGTTGCTCATTGTTTTTTCTTTTTCCATAAGTTCTTTAAGTTCTTTTTTTCTTTGTTCTCTTCGTTGTTCTCGGTTTTCAATACGCCATTTGTTTTTTTCTATTGAATCGGTTTTATAAGCGGTGGCTAATAGGTGTTTGATTTTATCATTCATTGTTACCTCCTTTCTCCCTTGCAAAAATCTTAAATGTGTTTCCATTGCCATCACTAAATACAATGTTTGAAGTACTAGTATCACCAATTGTAAGGTTCATTTCTCTTTTTCCATTAATGTATTCAGCAATCATTACTGGTACATCATTATTAAATTGAAATGCCCATTCTAAGTTATCAATTTTATGGTTTACAATTCCTATTGCCGTTTGTTGTTTATTGTTGCTCATTGTTCGTTTATGAATTTTGCGTAATCGTGTGCGTCCTGTTCACTCTCAAAGGTGGCGAGTAACTCACCGGCAAAGTACACACGCCACTTGGTGATGAAGTTGATTGTTGCTTTAATGACGATTGCCTTCATTCTTGATTGCGTTATACTGGTTCTCCCAAGTCCTCGCTTTGTCCTCAAGCTCTTGCTTGGTTTTCTCGTGACTCATTTTTGCCAAGTTCAATTGGTTAGTGGCAGTTTGCAAGTCAATGCGATTCTGCCAAAGTTCACCTTCTAATTCGGTATTCATCCGATGTAGACGGTAAATCTCTTCCAAGTAACTTTGTGACTTCTTTTCATCAGCATACACCTTGTACACCAATAGGACGAATGTCAATCCAAATAGTATTGTTGTTGTCATTTTGCTTTTCCTTTGTAGAATTTGTGGTTGTAAATCGCCTGACTGAATTGGTCAAAGTCAGGATTGTACTCGTCCCTTTCAAACTCGTATGGTTTGGCTTCGGGAAGTTCTTGCTTCATTGACTTGCGGAATGCGTGGATTCCGTAGCCCACCGCAAATGCGATGGGAGTCAAGATGATTGGGTAGATGATGTCTAATGCCATAGTTCAAACAAACAACTTTTATTTCACAATTACAAATTTATTTTACAAATCTTTTTGTGAATGGACGATTTATTTTGTGATTGACAAAAATAGTTCTCCAGCGTAGGTCAGTTTCTCGTCAATGATTTCTTGAGAGTCCTCGTCCAAAGTGATGAGCGTTCCAGTTACCTTCTTTCCATCGGGCATTCGGGGATCGTAAGAAACGAATATCCCTTCGGTCAACCCGGTTGCAATCATTCCCATCTGCATCTGCCAATAATACTCCGTCCGTTTGCTCTTGAGTTGCTCGTTGTTTTTGATGAAGAAGTTTTGCAAGTGGTTGCCTGAATTAAAAGGGCATTTGATTTCAATGAGCTTCTCACCAAGTGCATCGGGAGAGTAACCACCCCAAAGTCCATAAGTGATGAAGGTGTAGGTCTCCGCTCCGTAGTAGGTGTAGAAATCATCGGTTTGTTGCTGGAAGTAGTGGAAAGCTTCTTTCTCGTGTTCCTTGCCCCAATCCAAAGCACGACCATAAATCTCCGTTCGGTTGCCTGTGAGATACTCCGCTGCTTTCTCAAACACAAAGGACTTTGCCGTCTCGGAAAGGAACTCCGATTTTGTTTTCGGAGTCCCCATCAGTTTGTGAATTTCGGAAGCGGTGAAGCGTGACCTTCTCAAATCTTGCCAATCCTCCTCCGTCAAAGAAGAGTGAATAGTTGGAAGTTGATGTTTCATTTCTCGCCAATTAATAGTTTTTGATTGACTGGAGAGACATCGTACTTGTTTGTGATGTCGGTCATCAGTCCACCGGTCTTGAGATGCTCCATTGCTTTTGCCCAATTGGGATGCTTGGGAGTGAGTTCTTCTTTCTTTGGTGCAGATGTTCTACCCATTGCCTTCTCACCATCATCGTCATCGTCAATGTTCAGGTTCAAGATTGAACCGAGAGCATATCTCCGAGCGTAAGTGATTGCCGAACCCATCGCTTGTGGATCGTTCTGCTTTGCCACAGGCATCGTGTAGGATGACTCCATCCACTCACCTGATTCGGAGTGTAGGATGATGGTTGTGAGTGCGTCACCATCGGGAAACTGACTGACCGCCAATCCACAATCGCTCAATGGCTTTTGGATGGTTGACAAGATGTTTGCCAATGACGCATACTTTGACTTGAAGAAAGGGTTGTTTGACTCCTTTGCTACCTTGCTCACCGATGCTTGGAATTTTACCAACGCACCAGCGATGTTCTTGATTGATTCGCTTTTATTCATAGGAAATTTGTTTTTTGTCCGAGCATAAAGAAGATTGTGAACTTCTCCGGTTCTTTGAATTGGAAGGTCTCCGATGCCACACCAACAACATTCTTGGTCACGCATCCGTGAAACATCTCATTATCACTTATCAAGTAGGGTTCAATCTCTTCAAAGTGATGGTTGAGAAAATAGTTCTCTACCTGTGCATCAGTATACACATATTTACCTCCACCTTGAGAATGTAAAATCCACCCATTAGCAGCACATTCAATCATTGTTCACCTCCTTCAATGCAATCTCAATGACTGACTTGGCTTTTGGAGAAACGATGTTCCCCTCAATTAAATACTTTCTAACCGTTGGGAGAGATACCCCAGCTTTACGAGCGACTGACTGCAATAGTCCTTGCCGTCTCTTCATTTTAATCTCTTCAATTGCTTTCGTGTAATCCATAACGAGAGCAAAAGTAAAGTAAACTTTCTAAATGTGCAAGTATTTTTTTCTTTTTGTGAATTAACTTTTCACTTCCACCGCAAAAATCAAGTCACCAAGACGAGCATTCAACTCGTTGACTAACTCCATTTGTAAGGATTCGGTGAACGCATCCGATAAGAAGTTGGTTGCTTTTGTTCCCCTTCGGTGAATCTTCCTTGCGATGGCTTTGGCAAGTGACTCATACGACATATTTGGATTTGTTGGCTTGATTCCTTTGTAAGCGATCCATTCTTGGATGGACTGCCACAGGTACGGAGTGCCTTCAATGTGACCATTCCTCGTTGGCTTCCTTCCGTATTCCACAAACTCCCAATAATCCTCCGCAAGAAGGATTGTGTTGATGGATGTGGGTGACTTGATAATCTCTCCCGGCACGAAGGATTGCTTCAAAGCAGACGAAGCATTTATCTTTTTCTCGTCCATTGAACGAGCGATTTCAGGATACACCCTTTGATTCCACCAATTCTCAATGATTTGATTCAACAAGTCATCGTTTCCACCTTCACCAAGAAATGTGTCAAGTGCATCGCCTAATTTGCTTAAATCTATTTCAGCCATCCTACAAGCATTAAAACTGATAAACCTATACTGATGTTCTTGAATAGCGACAAAGTGCGTGAGATGGCTTTATTTTCACTCACAAGGGCATTGTTCTTCTCTCGCAGATATGCGTTGTTGATTCGCACCTTGACAATGATGGAATCTTGCTCGGCAATTATGATAGAATCCGATGTCACAATCTTGCAAAGAAGCGTGACTTGTTCTCTTGCAATCGCACCTTTCACCAAATAGTGGTTGGCTTGTTTGATGGTATTTGTATCAACAAGGACTTGTCCATAACTGGTCAACGGAAGGAGCAGAATCAACAAGAATCTCATCTTACAAAGTAGCGTTTTTCTTCGTTTGTTTTTCCTTCTCTGCGATGAGCTTGTCAAGATACCACTTTGCCTTGTATAAATCTTCCAGTCCGTTCTTGTCCTCGCATCTCCAAAGGTACTTAATTACATTTGCGGTGCAGACGGCAATGAGTCCCTTCTTCCTGATGGTTGCTGACTCAATCGCATCAATACACTCTATGTCTCCCTGTTTGTAGTGGGTTGGGTTAATTGCATCCATTTTCTCACAAAGGTATAATAACTCTCTTCAATCACAATGATGTGTCCTCCTGTCATAAATAGTTGCGTATTCTCAAAGAACGCACAAGCAGCGACAATGTGTTGCTCATTTACAAATCCATCTTCCAAGATTTGCACAATCTCCGGTTCAATCCCAACGGATTCAAGCCACGAGTCATTCTTTTGTTCCAGTATGATTTGCACTTTCATCATAATGTCTTGTGCGTATAGGCGTGAATCTTGCGTGTTGTTGACTTGTCTCGGAATGGTTTGAGAATTAACCAGCGACCGCCAATTGGTTTTGGACTTGCACCTCTTTCAATGTGCCATCCCTTTGATCCGTCTCCGTATTCTTCCTTGTATGCACTTGTCCTAATCATCAAGATGTCTCTCAACATCACCGTGTCGTGTTGTGTCAACTGCTCAACGGTGTAGGTCATCTCATAGTCCTCGTGAACATGCCCCATCCAAATCGCATCCGCTCCCTCTACATTGACGCTCATTCGGTTGTGCTGGATAGTGCCACGAGTTACCGCACCACCACCACCAAATCCGTGCATATACTTAATCTTGAAAGATTGTGTCGTATTGCCATCGTTGAACTGGATGCGAATCCATCCACCATATCCTCCCACCTGAATGTCCGAACCTGTCTTGTAATTCAACAAAGTAACAAAGCGTTCAATGATGTCCGTCTCTTGGCGTTTTAAGATGGCGGTCTCGTGATTGCCATAAGCAACCAACTTGATGAGATGTGCGTAAGGTGTAAACCAATCAACTGCGGTGTTGATAATGGCATCAAAGTAGTTTGCGGAATTGTGTTCAGGACGGATGTCGCTCTTGGATTTGCGTGGATCATACGCACCCTGCATCAAGCAAAACAAATCTCCGTTGATAAGTATGTCGTGATTCCCTTTGAGTGCTTCGTCAAGATGCTTCTTCAACAACTCCCTGTCACACTTGGGATTGTCCCAATGTAAATCCGAAATAAGAAGGACTTTCGTTTCCTCCCACCCCTTTTCAATTCGCACTACATTATTTTTCTTCATATGGTGTCCAAGTGGATGTGTAATCCTATCGCCTTTTTCAAGCCCTCTGCTGAAGGTTTGAAGGTGTCAAGGTAGATTGTATCAAATGAGTTGATTCGTTTGATGAGCGTGTCCCTTACAAGTTTCTCTCTCTGCACGATTCTCTCGTGCATCTCCACTTGTATTGGTCTTTGAATGCGAATCGGCTTCTCCAAATTAAGGAAAGCCAAAAACACGCTAAACAGGAACAACGCAAGTATTAAATAAATAAGGAGTGTTGACTTGGAAGTTGATTGCATATCCTGAAAGAATGTCGGTTTTGGCATCGTAAAAAGGTGAAGCGTTGGAAGTAACTACCAATTCAAAGTCCTCGTCATCTTGGGTGTTGTTATCAATCAATGCAAATACATCAGCAATGATTTGTGCGGTGTCCGAAAGAACCTCAATGACATTGCTCTCACTCTCAAACACACGATCCATCACCAGCAAAGCAAAGTTGTATGTCATCAAGTTTCCAGTTGTGGAAAGATTAAACCCATCAGGATACAACCAAACAAGCGGATAGTATTCAACATTCTCAACCGTTAAATTGGATTGCTGACCGACTCCAAACTTGCCTACCATCTTATGGCTTTCGGCTGCGGTTTGAATCTTTTTGATTATTTGGTTTAATGTCATTCTTTAGGAATTTAAGAAGCTTTGCCTCGTTGTTTTTCTGCCACTTATTTGTCCTCGTTGGGGAAGTCATAATTCCAATAACAATCTTGTGAAGTTGGAAGATAGATGCCACCCACAAAAGCGGTGTTCTTTGGACGGATGGTGTCAATTGTATTGCCGGGATTCAAGAATAACGGATAGTCATTTGGGTTTGTACGCAAGTAATCACGCAAACGATTCGCATAATACTCCGCTTTATCACGGTATCTGCCTTCAATCATTGTCATCTCTTCCACGGATACGGCACGAGCGTTGTCACTCTCTCTTGATGCAACCGATTTGTTCATCAGTTTGAAAGTCATTGGAAGCATTGCTTCGGTCAATGTGTAGTATTTCAAACAGGGTGCAATGTACGAATCCAAAAGGGTGACATTCAAGGCAGTCAAAGTGTTTGCATACGCTTGTGTCTGCAATTCATTGTATATGCCCGAACCGATGACATCCCGAATATAAATCTCTTGAGCTTCTTTGATTGCTGACTTGAGCAATTTGTCGTCAACATTCTCATTCAAAGGAGTGTTGTCCTTGAGATAGGTTGTGCTTATGAAATATACAAAGTTGGTCATCGTTTAATTCTCCTCAATAATTTTTGAACCCAAATGTGTCTGCATTGTGGTGTGTTGACATCAAGTGTTGGATTGTGATACCAACCACCTCTGCGTTTCCACACATCATATCCCAACTCCGATGACATCATATTGATGTCCTCACGAGAATACACACGACCACTATTGACAACATCCGTGCAGAACTTACGAGATGTATCAATCAAAAGTCCTCCGCTGATTCCCGGTGCAAGTCCGTATTGATAGCGAACCACCAATTCAGTTTGAAGATTTTTGATTTCTTCCAATCCTTTTGGGGTTGTTTCCAATCCGTCCTCGTATGACTTAACCAATTCCGCTTTGGCAAGTTTGGCAATCGCATCGGCAACAACCCTTGCGTCAAGTTTGGTGATGTTTACAATGTCTCCAACCTGTAACCCTTTGTTCTCTTTCAACACATTCAAGATGGCAGATTCAATCGCATCGGCAAACTCAAACTTCGCCTCCTCAAACTCTTCGGCTTTCTCTCCGTACTTATTGAATACAACAAGGTCACGCTCATCATCCCAACCGAATGGGTTTTGTTTTGACAAGGCAACTGGTGCTGCTGATGGCAATGAATCTCCTCCAGCGATAGGCGGAAGGTTTGCCAATTGTCTCTTCTCGTTGATTGTCATATTTGACAATACATTGTTTGCAACCAAAGGACTCAAAGCATTGATGGCATCGTTCAAAGAAGATTGCTGAACATCGGTAATCAATGGAAGCCCAAGTTCTTTCCGTGCTTCTTCGTTTGTAATTACACCAGCGGTGAACAATGACTGATAGTCCAATCCGATTGGTGGCTTGTTGATGGTCTCTAATCTTACCTGTGCAATAGGTTCAAGCAAGTACGAGAACACATCATCAATCTTTTGTTGGCGTGGTTCAATGTAGGCGTGATGAAACATCTCATATGCTTCAATCAATTCCGTTCTGCCACCCAACTGACCTTCTACACGCACCCCAAACAACATTGGAGAGTTGACCTTGTGTGCAACAAATATCTCTTGTTGAACGGTCTTATTCAGCAAATCAAATTGCTTGTCAAAATCCGATGGTTGAAGGTTGGAAATAATTGATTCCTTCTCGGTCGGATCGTTGTATTGGATAATTAAACCACCGGCATTGTCCGTTCCTTGATAGTTCTCCTTGAATCGTCTTGCAGTTGCACGAGCTTCTTCAGGTGTTGGGATTCCCTTGAACAACTGGATGTGAGTTTGTGCCGTGAATCCGTTCTTGATGCTATTCAAGTAGTAATTGGAAATCTCGGTATCAACCTCAATATATTTCAACGCCCCTACATAATCGGGAAGCGGATAAGTGCCTTCACCGGGACGATAGAACTGACAATAGTACAATTGCTTTGATTCTCTTGTGATGGGGTTGTAGGGTTGATAAGATATGCGTGGTGCTTTTGCATCAGTCCAATCTTCACAATAGATGTATTCACCTTCCAAACCTTTGCGTACATCCTTGAATGGGATGTGATAGTATTCGCTTGGTGCGGTCTTGGCTTTGTTCCAAATAACCTCAACACAAAACCCATTGAACAACTCGGCATCGTATGCAATCTTTGCTTTGAGTTCCTCGTAGGTCTCATAGGCGTTGATGTTCTTTAGTTTGGCTTCGGCTTTGGCGATGTCGGTGGTGTTTTGTCCGAAAACATCAGTACCAATACCAGCAATATAAGAAGCTTTTGCAGAAACGATGGCATTGTGCTTGGGTGATTTGTTAAATAACTCTACGAGAAAATCGGGATAGAGATTGTCTGCTCCGAAAGTCACGAACCCCTTTGCCTTGTTCTCCTTGAACACAGGCAGTTTGTTGTCGTGAAAATTAATCCTTTGGAATATCATCGTAATCAAATAGCAACTTAAAGTGATTGCAACATAGATACCAAATCAGGGTGCGGATAGACATCAATTTTGTCTGCACGAACCGAGTTGTGAGTGAACACTCCATTCTTTCCGCTCAAAGCTCTTTTGGTAACTTGCCAAATGTCCTCGTGATATGTCAAGTCAATGTTATACTTCTCACGCCACAATAACAACAACTCTTTGGTTGATGCAATTTGCTCTTTCGTGTAGTTCTCAAAATAGGTAAATCCTTTGTATGGCTTCTCAAGTTTGCATACATCCTTGACCTCCTTGCCGACATAGTTGTAGAACTTGCCGTTCTTCTCTACCAAGTAACCCCAATTACAAATCTCAATGCCGATGGATGTCTTGTCAAGTTTGATGAATGGTAACCCTTTGAAGTGTGCAGATTTCAAACCCAAGTGGAACGCCCAATGTTTAGATGAGAACCCTTGCACGATTTCACCTGACCGACTTATCGCAACACAGGTTGCGATGTTTACTGGATCGGCATCCCAAAACTTGAAGGTTGCCACTCCGTCACCACCACCAGCGGTGTGATGCAAATAGATTTGTGATTTCGGTGACTCTTCTTTGTAGTAACCGTTGAATTTAACTTGTTTCATCCGTGAAGAAGTTTGTGATAAACTTGCCGAGTCCACCACATATGCCAATGATAAGCATCAACTTGGGATGGTCAATGTTTAACCCGGCAACAAACAACGATCCCGCAGCGATGGAATCTCCAAGCACACGGAATCTTTTTGGTGTTGGTTCAAAGTAGGATTTGAAACTTATCCTTGTCCTCTTTTGGGTTTCCACGATTTGTGTTTGTTAATATGCTTTGTGTGTCTGCGGAGTTTGTTCTTTGGCTTTGCCCTAAACGCTACCGAGTTAGTTGCCTTTGCCATCTATCCTCTTGATTTTCTTGTGGTAATATACCACAGCCAACACGCCCGATATAATACCAAGAATCCCCACGCAAAAAGTAACAATTGGCTGATAAGTTTGCGTGAAAGTGATGAGAGCTGAACTGCCTGAAATAGCAGTTGCAATGACCGCACTTGTATCATTAAAGTTTTTCATCGGGAATTACACAATAGGGTGAGTCAGGAAACTTCTTGCAATATGCTTGTAAATACAAATTGTCATCACCGCTGAATGTATGAATTCCCATCGGCGGGGGCCAAACCTCAAACGGGGTAAACTCTGCGGGTGGTTCGGTGTAAAACAAAATGTCAACCGCCCACTTGTCGCTTAAAACTGCGGGGGTTTTCAATTTCATCCCGTCATAAACGGCGGGCGTAATCGGCAAAAATCCCAACTCAACAACCGCACAATTTACAAAGGTGGTGACCTCGCCCCCCTCGGGGTTGATTGTGGTAGTTTCTATTAACTTGCGAAGGGTTGCCCATTCGGTGGGGGTAAATTCGTATTTCAGAAATTGGTTTGCCATTTTTTTATGTTGTTAGGGCGATACATTCGGCATCGGTTAAAACTGAATTAAACAATACAATTTCAGCAATTGTAGCCGAACTCTCAAGGTATGTACTTGAAAACAAATTATTTACATTCGTTATTGCGTATGCGTAATTGGTAACCACCTTAACCCCATTTTGATAAACATTGACATTTGTTCCATCCCAAGTCATTGCAAGTTTTAAATTGGTTTCAGTTGTTTGGAATACATTGGCAGACGCTTGAGTCCAAAGACGCAATCTTGCATTATTTGGTCTTGACAAATAAAGCCCTAATGATGCGCCCGTAATACTAAACGGGCCAAATAGGTGAGTTCCTGGCGTTCCTACCGCGACATTATCCGTAATGTTTATATATGCAGTACCCGATGCAATGCTTGACAAAGAGCGAGAGTAATCATCCGCCACCCTTGTTGCGCTTGATGATGTGGTTGGGATGTAGGAGGTGGGGTAAGATGATGCTTCCATCTGTGCGCCGTATAAATAAACTCCGCTTGTGCCATTTCCCGCCCAACTTACACTTTCAGGGTCTCCCGATGTCCAACTTGACGAAACAACATACAATCCTAACCTTTGACTTGTTGCAGATGCAAAAGAAAAAATACCACTGATGCGATACCATCCATTGCCCATATTTTCAATTTTACCACCACTCGCAGTGCATCCGCCCGTTGAATATGTAGTAATAATTGTTTCATTAAGCAAATCAAATCCAATTGAAGAGCCCGTTGTTTCACACTCTCGCAATGCTACCCTATAATAGCCATTTGGTTTGACAAAAATAGAATAACTTGCAGTTGCAATTGAATTGATTGCACTTTCAAAAATTCTATGAATGGTCGTATTTGTTGTATTAGGAATTAAACTGTCGGCATTTTGTGTTCCATCGGGCGAAGTTGTTTGATTTGCGGTTAATGTAACATTACTTGTTAACCAACTTGCATTACTAAAATCTTCACTATTTAGAACAACATTCGTACTCTGCTTCTCCAACAACAAACTCGGACACCCCCCGCCCCCATTTTGATAAGTTAATCGGGGAACATTTAATCTGTCGGTAGTGGGGAAATAGGGTTTTAATGCGCCTTGGTTTACTTGAATACCCCAAGCCAAAACGGCGGATGCTTGACCGCTATTTAATCTTTTAATTGCTATACTCGTGGCACTATTTGCGTCAGTTTCAAATCTTTGCCATTCTCCCGTTAATGTTACATTTTTACTTCCCGTTCCGTTGCCAATCTCTAAATGTATTTGTTTGCCAATGTTTGCGCCTTCGCCCTTCAAATAAACTGAAAAGGTGTTTGTTCCTACAACAGATTGTATGGTATAAACGGCTTGACCCGCACCCGCATAATTCAAACGGTCTGCGGTTGTTGTGCCATTTGGGGCGGTTGCTACATTGGAATCAACAGAAGCCCCCACATCTTTTGACCAATACGCATTACTAAAATCTTCGCTATACTCCAACAAATTCCACGGGCAAACCTCAACCAATCCCTGGCTGTTGATCCTTGTCCCGTTGGATGCTCGGGTGAACGCCAAATCGCCGGCTCCGTTGATGGGGATCTCACTGTATACTACGTCCTCCTTGTATCCGCTTGGTATCATTACCAAACTTGCTTGACTTAATAAATTGCTCATAAGTTGTTAAGTTTGTTTAGTAAGCAAGAGATACCCTCATAATAACCACCATCAGTTGTGATTCGTGCCTTGTATCCTTGCACAATATCCCACGCTTGACCTTTGTATAGGCGACTTCGTGTGCCAATTCCGATGCCTATCATTTTAATAACCGATTACCGATCCTGAAGAGATGATGAACCCTGTGATTTTTGAAGAACCACCAGCGGGAAGATACGCACCTTGTTGCAAAGTGACTGCACTCAATCCTCGTGCTGAAAGTACATTTGTACCGTCAACGGAAAAAGATGTGAACACGGTGTCCTCTTGAACCACAAGAGCTGAATAACCGACTCCGGTCACAGTTCCAGTTGCGTGATACTTGAATCCATCGCCACCAGCGATGATGCTTGTTGAATTGCTCATTGTATGTAGATTTTTTCGTTTAGTGTTGGGTTGTATTCATTCTCGGTGAATGACTTTTGTACTTTCAAAAGACCTGTCTCACACAACACGCCTCCAGCAGTTGAAACACTATATTCGTGTTCTCCCTCCAAAAGGGTTGCAGTAGTGCCTTCAATGAACTGAAATTGATTGTATCGCTCTTTGTGTGCAGATATGTCCGTCAATGTTCTTGTGACGATGGTCTCGGTTTGGCGATGAGTAAATGTAAACACATAGGATGCAGCACTTGCCTTCTCCGTCAATGTTAAATACCAATTCTTCGTTTGCCCTTTGTTAATTACCAACATCTATACAAAATAGCGATGCGAAATTTATGTAACAAAAAAGGGAGAGCATTTGCCCTCCCTCTTTCTCCTATGAATCAAGAACCAATTAGATACCTAAACTGGTAACAACTGAACTCTGCAATTTGTAAGGTGCTTCCGCTTCAATCGCTGACAAGGTAACCTCATATCCATTTGAATCACCCATCGCAGTACCTGTGTTCGCAACCATAGCGGTCACATCACATCCGTACTCCTTACCGACCAAGAAATACTCATCGTTGTTGTTTTTCACGATGCAGAAACATCTGCCTTGTGCCAACAATTTCATTTCATTTCTTTTGGTGGTTGACAATCTGCGAAGTTTGAAAGCAACATCCGACTGGTTGAAGGATGTGCCATTCTCAACACTCACATTTGTGGTGATTACCATTGATCCAGTTGCTTTGGGGAGTTCGTAAGTATACACGCTACCACTTGCAACGCTTGTTGCGGTAACTTCTCCACTTGCAACGGTGAATCCTGAAGTTGCCCAGTTAATCAAGTGGATGCTTTTGATGCCACCAACTGCATCTTTGCAGTCAAGGGCAAATCCTGAAGTAAGTAAACAAGGCATATCTTAATGGATTAAAGGGTGAAGTAAACGATTTCTCCGGGGAAAGCAACCTGAACACCAGCTTTGAAAGTGAAACGAACTCGTACTTCATCGTTATCAATAGAGTACCACATCTTCACTTCTTCTTGCTCGTCAATCAAGTCAGTTCCCATAAAGAAGTTTGACAAAGAACCAGCAACAATCTTGCTTGTTCCGTTCAAACCACCTACGGCAATCAACTTCATATTTGTACCGGGGTAAACCATTTCCATAGTTTGTGCAGCATCTGCAACATAATGGAACAAGTTTGCATTCTTCAAGTTAACCAACATCAACTTGTAAGCATCAATTCCCAAGAAGCAAACCAAGTCATCCTTCTCTGCAACGGCAGCGGGGATGTTAGCGTACACTTGATCCAAGATGTCATCAATGTTTGCAGCGGTGATAGAAGCAAAAGCAGTTGGTGCAGAGTTAGCCAATACTGGAGAAGCAGCAGCGATGATTTTGTTGAAACCATCAAAACGGCTCAAGTTAGGGTTACCACTTGCGGTGTCACCTTGCCACAATGCAGTTTCCAAAGTTTGTGCAATAACGGCAGCTTTTTCAGCACCGACTTGCTCTTCAAAAGGAATCATTGTTGGTGAACCGGGCATAATTTGGGTTTGCATCCATTTGGCTTCCAAAGTTTTTGGACACAAAGTTTCTTCAACTTTTACTGCACCAACGGTGATATTGCGTTGAGTGAAGGCAGTTGTACCTGATGGGTTGTAACCACAACCATCGGCTTGAAAGAAAACGGTTGAAGCAAGAATGTTCAAAGCAGATGCTGATTTAACACCTACCTGAACTTGGTTAGCAGATTGCAAAGTTGAAGAAGTTTTGCTTCCGAACAATGCTTTTACCAATAAGTCAGTTGACTGCTCATTGGTGTAGTTAGCGAGTGATCCTACTGAAAATGACATAGTTTTATTTGTTTATAGAGTTTTTGAATTTTTTAAGTGCTTCAAAGCGGTCGTTCTTTTTTGTAGATACAGGTGCTTTCAAGGGTTCTTCGCTTGGCAAATCAGCAACCTTCTCAATCAGGTCAATCGCTTTGCTCATAGCTTCTTTGTGTTTGATGTTTGATGCAGTCAATGACTCAACCTTTGCAGACAATTCAGCGATTGCAGATTCCAACTTGGAAACGGTGTCGTTGAATGCACTAACGGTTGCGAACTCTTCGGCTTCAATTTCAATCTCAACTTCGGGTTCTACGATTTCAGTAACAAAACCACCTTCAGTTGTAACCAACAATCCACCTTCAACCTCGTGAGTTGCGTCAGGTGCTGGGATGTTGCCTTCGGCAGTTTGAACGAAGATGGCAGTTCCTACCGCCAATTCGCCTTCGTACTCAATTACCGTTCCATCAGTCAAGGTGGCAGTTGCCATCTCCACTTTGGTTTCTTCGTCCGAAAATCCCAACATCGTGCGGATTTCTTTCAATGTTTCTTTTGCGTTCATTTGTATAAAATTAGAGTTTATGTTTCGGTGTTGCAATTTTACTTGCCGTTCCACTTGGAAAGGACTTCTTTCAATGCCTCAAGTATTTGTTCATCTTTCTCTTCAGGGAAATCAAAAACGCCCTCAACGGAGAACCCTTTGAACTCACCCTCTTTGACTCTTGCCCACACATCGTCATTGTCTACCAAGTAGGAAACAAACCACGATCCGTCAGCAACCTCTTCAAATCCCTTCGGTGGCATCACGCCTCTCTCCCGGTCAATGATGTATGACTCAAACAAGCTCACGCCATCCATTATCGGAGTGCGGTGATGGGCGTTGACTGCATCGTACTTGTTACCCCTTGCCCATTTTTTGGCAATCTTGAAGATGCTCTCCTTGTCAAATACCACATAGTATTCCCCACGCACATCGTCTCTGCGATAGATAGGAAGGTCGGCAATCATCGCTGCTCCAGTTACGATTCGTTTCTCCTCGTCTTGGATGGCAAACTTTTGACCTTCTACCTTTAGGATTCTTTCACACCAACGGAGCATCTCTTCACCACCCCATAGCAAATAAGATATAGTTCCACACGCTTCGGTGTCATCGGGGTTGTAGTATTCCTTCGCACGACTCAAGAAGGAGTAAGTGCGTTCAATCGTTTCAAGTGACAGGTTCTCACGGTTGGCAAGTTGGTTTGCTCTTGCTTTGCCTACCAATGTCGCACAATCGTTGTCTACTTTCTCATTCAATTCCATTCCACGAATGGCATTGTCAACCGCTGCCTGTGGGTAATCGTTCTCAAAAGCAGAGAAAGCAAGGAAGTCCTTTTGTATCGCTGGAGATTCCACGAGAGAGACAAACTCAATACCTGTCTCCTCGTCCCATTCGTTGATGTCTAATTTGTAAACTGGTAGTTTCATCGTATTCAAATAGCGTTATTTCACAACGGATACTCTTTTGGTGTTTCCGACTCTTGCTTGTGTGCGAGTTATGTCCCCTTCGGTCACAAATACTCTCTGCGAAAATCCAATTCCTGTTTCACTTGGAAGGGATGATGAAGTGATACTTGTTGGGTTAATTGATATGGGAGTGCCTCCAGTTAAACCACCTTGTGATGCACTACTTCCTGACAACAATTGTTTTGCTCTTGCGACATTCGCCAAGATTCTTGCAACACCTTGTGCATAGTATGCAGCGGTGAAGATGGGAGTTGCTGGTCCAAGAATACCCGCAACCTTTGCAGATGCTTGAGCAGATTCCGCATTCAAACCTGAAAACGCCACCGCACTATCAATTGCAATCTCAACCAATGCGATACCCTTTTGAATGTTCTCTCTCTTCTTCTCCTCGTTAGTTAGGATGGTATTCAACGAAGTCAAGCCATCAACGGTGCTTTTTGCCATTGACAACTTTGCATCCATTATTTGTTGATCCGCTTTTCTATTCAGCTCAATTCTTTTTTGGTTGAACTCTGCCTCGTTTGCAAGTGCCTTCTCTGCATACAATTTGTCAATCTTTTGAATCTCCTCTTCATTGCCTTCAGCCATAGCAATTTGCTCGGCATACCATCGTGATAATTGAGTGATTTGAGCAACTTGTTCTGCACCTAATCTCTTAAATTCATCTTCAGTATTGGTGATTCTTTTCTTCAGTTTCTCGTCCTCAATTTGATTGTCTATGTCTTGCAATCTCTTCCGATGTTCTTTGCGTTTGGCTTCGGCTTCCTTCTCTTTGTCTGCTACATATTTGTCACGCTCTGCATCGGTCACCTTCAATTTGTTATTCAGCTCACGATACAATCTTGCTTCTTCCTCCAATTCATCCTCTGTCAATTTTACACCTGTCTCTTTTCTCTTTGCAATCAATGCCAACTGGTTATTGATGATTTTTTTTCGCAGTTCAAAGATTTCAAGTTCCTTGTTGCCTTGAACGGAAAGCAAGTCAATTTGACCTTGAATGTCCTCGTTGGTTGTGGTGATTGATTTGGAGAATGCCTTGTATGAGCGTTCCGCTGCTGAAGTCACACCAATGAAATCCGTAAATTGTTGCACCAAATTACCGATAATCTTTCCAACTTGGGCAAGTCCGGGGATCAATTTCAATACGACTTGACTGACCTTTTCAAAGTTTGCCACCACATAACCCAATGCAATTGCCAACGCACCAATACCTGATGCGATAATAGCACCTCTCAAGGTACTAAAGGCAGTTACAACCTTGCCTTTAATGGTGTTTGCCAATGCCGTGAATTGCTGATTCACTTTTCCAAGTCCCTCAAGTCCTTCAGCCAATGCCATCGCACCTTGCAACTTGACCATTGTCTTTTGCAAGTCCTCGCTTTCATTTCCGAAGAGAGCCATTGCCCCTTGTGCTGCTTGAAATCCACGAGCAACTCCTTGAACAACCGTATTGATTTGAGCAAACTTGTCGGGGTTTACTGCTGCAACTCGGTCATTGAAGTCATCCATTCGGTCACGAGCTTGTGCAAGTGCTTGTTCTGCCCTTATCGCTTCGGGAGAAAACTCACCAAACTGCATCACCGCCTGTTGTGCTTGGACGGTTAATTCTCTAATCTCCGACTTCATTGACTTGAAGTCAGGTTTTTTGACCGTTAGGTCTATCGCTGCCGTTAGTGCCATATCTTATCCGTTACCTATTATGTAGAAATTTGTTCCATCACACACAACCCATTTCTTTTCCCAATGGTTGTTGATGACCTCATCGTCTACTCCGTTGATTGTTGCAGTTGTTGCCGTTGCAATCGTGATTGAATGTGCTGAATTTGTTTTGAGAAACACCCAATGCTTTCCGCTCAATCCCGATGGATCGGGAAGAGTTACCGTAAACCCTCCAGCGGTTGCATCACACAAAATTAACCAATCATCTTTGGTCACATTGTAGTTTGTTGTCTCCGTACGAACTGCACCTCCACTCAAGAATGATGGATACATCTCGTAATTGCCAAGATAGAGTGTGTCTGCTTTAGTAACTGCAAAGTCATCACACAATATCGCAGCACTTCCATCCGTTCCGTCTTGGAATGTTGTGTTTTTGGAAACAACTGCAAATGTATCGGTGAGATTGTTGTTCTGCACAATACCATCGCCCTGAATTATACCTCCTCCTCCTTGACTTACACCAACGGTCACACCTTTGATGCCGGGTTTGATTGGTATATTCCCACCGGGATAGATGTCGGATTCCGCATCGGTTTGCCCCGCAGTTCCCGCACCGATTGTCTTTTGGACGATGGTCGCTGGTTCAATAAATTGCTGAAGCAAGAACTCGCACAAATACACACCATCCTCAATTGGGTTGTAATCGCTGATTTGATTCAATCGCCAATACTGACCTTCAAAAAAGTAAGCATCCGAGAATGACAAGTTGAGCCAATCCTTCGGAGTGATGCGGAAGTATGCTCTTAATATCTTGGAGTTTGATCCTGTTATCTCACTCAAGAAACGATAGTAGTAATTGTTGACAAGGTTTGAGTTGGTATACTTGTACCCCGCACCAACACCAATCTCTCTCGGCATTCCAAAAAGAATGTCATATGTGGGATTGCTGATTGAGTCCAAGTGAATGGTCAATGGGATGGAGAATTGATTTGTGTAGTTCAAACCAACACCCGCATATTGTGCGTAGAACTTCCAATTGACTCCACTCACAACACCACCAAAATACAATATCCTCAAGTCACCATCTTGATAGTTGGGGACATACGACAAGACAAAGTTCTTTTGGTTGTTGTACGAGTTTATTTGCGTAGGTGCAAAAGCAATTTGAATCTTTTTCTCATTCTTGATAAACTGGTTCTCAACCTTGTATGTACGACTTCCGTATGTTGTTTGATACGATTCCTGATACAAGACATTCGCTTCGTCCTTGCCCTCTTTGTATTGTAGGACATAGGGGTTTGCTTCAAGCTCTCCCATAGGCACAATCTCAACAGGTTGAGAATAGTCCAGTTTAGCAGTCCAATCAACATTATCTCCAGTATAGAACTCATCTCGTGGAACGCAACGCAGATTCTTGGGATTGTCTTTGTCGGGTTCAATGTACAAATTGAACATTTTAACAAACGACATAAACATCTCGCTTTGCTTGACTTCGGAGTTTAGGAATGCAGAGAAGTCAACCGTCTCTCCAAGTCCGTATGTGTACGCTGATTGATTGCTCTCAATAAACGAACCAATACCGATATCCAAAGAGAATTGAGCATTGGTCAAATTGTATGAATTGGCATCGTCATAAACTTGTGCCAATCTCACATCCAACACATTGCCTGTAAACACCGCCAAAGGTGAGAAGTACAATCCGACTTGGAATGCTGGTGATCCGAAGTCAACGGTGACCGTGCTTGTTTGCTTCAACACTCCGTCAACATACAATCCAAACACCAAGTGAATGTCCTCTTGGAATACAGGTGCATAGCCGGTGGATGCGTAGTTGATAGAAAGGTCAACATCAAACACATATCTTCCACCAATAGGTGCAGTATAACGCCCGGTCGTGTTGTTGTAATTGCCACCATTGTCAAAGTTCCCACCTGTGGAATCGTTTTGGAATATAAGGATTGAGTTCAGGTCAAGGGATTGTGCAGATGTTGTGCGAGAAGCTCGGAATCTTCTTGACTCCAATGTCGCAGCATTTGCCGTCAATGACGATGGTGCTGGTAACACCAACCGCTTGAACCTATCCGAGTTGAAAAAGGAATCGTTTGTGTAGGTGAATCCAGCATTGGTGAAGATTTTGTCAACCACCGTCTTTGCATAGAGCGAAGGAGTAAATTGACTTGTATCCCACAAAGCGATGTTTGTCGGATGCCCCTTGTCTATCATCGCATACATATAGCCTTCTCCGTATGCAAATGCTTGTGGAGTTCCGTTCTTGTAGATTTGGTTTGACCACGAGTCAATGATGTTGCCACTTGACAAAGTGTGGTTGTATTCGCTGAAATCTAACTGGTTCAGTTTGCGTTCTGCGATGGTCGTGAAGAAGTCCGCAGATTGTCCGTGACAAGTTACCTCATAGGTGATGTGTGTGGAGTCATCAACACGGATTTGAATCAACCTCAAGAACCCTCTCAATTGCTCAATGCCATCTACATAGATGATGCACTCCGCTTTGAGATTCGGGTTGAATGTCGGTGAAAATTGTGTCGTTGAACTTGTGGTTTGCTCTACCTCAAAAAGATGAGAGAAGATGATGTTGTTTGTCTTTGAACCCGGCAACTCAATTGTCTTTGTCCAATCGGATGACCTTGTGTCAGGTTCACGAATGTCTGCAATAGAGCGATTGATTAAGACATTGAAATCTTTGTAGGTGTCAAGTTTGCGTTGAACCCAACTACCACCCAATGCAATCTCTTTTGAAATACGGCATTCCTCACCTTCTTCAAAAGCATCAACAACACGACTCTCAAAACTGCCCTCAATCGTTTCAAGCAACGATGTGGGGATTGCAACATAAATTTCTATCATTGGCGTTGGCGTTTTGATTCAAAGGAATAACTCATATCAAGCTCAATGAAGAACGCATTGTCTTGGATGTGCTTCTTGACTTCGTAGGTCGTTGCGTCTATATTGACCGCAACCAAAGTGCCATCGTACGCATAGACAACGGGAGATGTAAACAAGTCAAGCAACCACTCGCTCTCTGCTTCCGTGATCCAGTTACTGAACATCTTGACCTTGTGAGTCATATTCGTGTCGTAGGTCTTTTGCTTGAATGCCGATGTAGTGTAACCGTATGTCGCACCCAATGTGTAAGGGTTGGACTTGAATTGCTTTCGCTGGATGTCGTAATTGTCACGCCTCACCCTATTGAATCGGAATGAGTCAAACCCACCTAATGAGTTCAGGAAGAACAAGTCAGTTGTGTCGTATTTGCTACACTCGTCAATCAGGTTCACTCGGTAGGTTTCCGATAGAACCGTTCCTCCAAGTTTTAACTGGATGTCATAGTATGTCGCTGCACCCGGTATTGTCAATTGACTTCCTGATGGAATGCGAACCACCTTTGTAGATGGTAGATTGATTGTTTGTGTGGATGCGTCCGAGTAAGTTACAAGGGCAGTTGTTGCCGTGTTGCGGATAGCATAGAGCCAATCCTTTTGAGTACGGTGAATCGTCTTGCTTCGGATAGGAGTCAAGAATAATCCATTGCCATCCATTGTGTATTGACCAGCATAGTTCACCAAGTCAATTGGATTGAGTGCAGCATTCCACACGCTTCCAGTTGCCGATGTCAAGTTGGTGTATTCGGTGACGCTTCCTGTGGCAGATGCAGAGTATTCATATCCAAACTCCACCTTGTAATCCATAATTGAATTTGTGCAACCACTTGCTGCACTATCGTTGAAGTTCCAATCATAGGTGACATAGTTCTCAAGGATGCGTCCGATGTTGAACACCCCCTTGTTTGTGCTTCCGTAGTAGATGGGTGCTTTAAGCTTGGCAAGTGAAGTGGTGCTTTGCTTGACCTCTGCAATGAACTTGAAATTGTCCTTTGTGTAGATGCCACCTGATGACTCCGTAATTACAAAGTTGGTATCATTGTACGCTGGAGCATACTCGTTTGGTTGTTGTGTGATAGATAGTGCCACGATAGAAAATAGCGGTT